ATGTTGACGAGGTTATAGACATGGATGCAGCAGCAACCGCTCAGGCTGCTCTGGTGTTCTCTCAGGAGACTACGCTAGCAATGCCTGACAAGCTGACAGCCTTGGGTGGACCTGATGCAGTAGTGGCTCTGGCCGCAATGGGCCTAACCCCGAAGGAGTCTCTGAATGGCTAAGCCAACTACAAAAGCACAGGCCAAGATCGCTAAGGTTATGGCTGAGTTCAAGGACAAGAAGTTACACTCTGGCATTGACCCTAAGGGGCCAAAGAAAGCACGAGTTGTGAAGAGTCGTCAACAAGCACTTGCGATTGCATTAAGCGAAGCAGGCAAACTCAAAGGGAAGAAATAGACATGATGTATGGTAAAGACAAAGCTATGGGTATGGCTAAGGGTGGAATGGTCGCTAAGGCTAAGCCTATGGCTAAGGGCGGTATGGTTAAGCCTGCTGCTAAGATGGCCAAGGGTGGCATGGTCAAGAAGGGTAAGAAATAACTATGGCTACCTTCAAGGAAACCTTCGCTGCAAAGCGTAAAGAGTTGGGTGCAGGTAAAACCTTTACTTGGAACGGTAAGTCCTACACTACGGACCGTGCTGATGATAAAAAACCAGCCCCTACCGCAAGTAATAAGCCAAAGGCTCGTCCTGCTGCCCCACAGTCTGGCGCTGCTCAGTCAGGTACTGCAGGTAAAGTTGCACCCAAAGTTGCACCTAAAGAGTCTATGAGCGGTGCATCGCGTAGCACTGTGGGTAAAGTAAAGCCTAAGGTAGATATGCCTCAACGGCCAATCACACCCACCCGTGATTCTGGTGTAACAGGACGTTACTCTAAGTATGAACAAGCCCGTCTGGGTAACTACACGAAAGCGCAGTTTGATGCTTTGTCTAGGAGCCAACGTGAAGCTAAGGGACTACCTGTTTCTTGGATTGATTATATTCGTGTTGGGGGTTCTTCCGCAGTGAAAAACACTCGACCAGCCTCGGCAAGAAAGTAAGTAATGGCTCTAGTATCTTCTGGCAAAGCTGCAAGAGTACGCAGTACAACCGTAAGCTGCATAGTGAGTGGGACTGTGTATACTCTTTATACCTGTCCTGCAAACTGTGTTGCTGAAATGTCCATGCTGCTACTTACAGGTGTAACAGGCACTCCCAGCGTGAAGGCTTTCTGGAACACCAACGGGGATCAAGTTCACATCCTTGGTGGTAAAAACATTGCTGTTGGGGAGTTTGTCCTATTTACTGGGGCGACTCTCATCCTGCAAGCTGGAGAAACCCTGACTGTCTCTGGTACTAGTGGGAGTGCTATCCACTTGGATGCTACTTGCACCGTGACTGAAACATTCATCCCGATTGGATAAGAAGATGGCTAGGGAACTTACCGATAATCAACAGCGTTTTCTCTCCGTGCTTTTTGATGAGGCACGGGGGGATTTTGTTCAAGCTAAGAAGCTGGCTGGCTACAGCGACAACTACTCGACCAAAGAGATTGTGAATAGTCTTGAGGATGAGATCGCTGACCTCACCAAGAAGTTTATTGCTCATGTGGGTGTCAAGGCTGCATTCAGTATGTTCGAGGTTATGCAAGACCCCACTGCTCTTGGCAACAAAGAGAAGATGACTGCAGCCAAGGATATTCTAGACCGTGGTGGCTTCAAGGCCAAGGATGAGATCAAGGTTGAGACTGATACACCATTGTTTATCCTGCCAGCTAAAAGCAGTGATTGACAAACATAACAATATCTAGTATAAGTCACACATGGCAAAGATCAAAAGAGAATGGAAGCTACCTAAGCCCACAGATCATGGTGACCACTTCGAGTGGAAGCCAGTCGTTCGCATAGGTAGACAAGTACCCTTTGGGTATGTAGAAGATACTGAAGATAAGGATGTACTGCTTCCTGTAGTCAAGGAACTAGAACTCCTAGAGCAAGCAAAGAAACACCTTAAGCGTTACTCCTATCGTGCAGTAGCAGCTTGGCTTAGTGAGCAGAGTGGCAGAGTTATCTCTCACGTTGGTCTGTATAAGAGGATTAAACTTGAGTACAAGCGTAAGACAGAAGCTGCAACACACAGATACTTCGCCCAAAGGTATCAAGAAGCCATTGCGAAAGCCGAAAAGCTCGAAGCCAGAGTTGGAGGAGCAGCCACAAGAGATCAAGCTGACAGTTCCAGCCCAGCCGAAACCCCCACAGATTGACGTAAAGAAAGCCAGAGAGGTTATCTTTAAGCCTAACGATGGGCCACAGACAGCCTTCCTCTCTGCTGATGAACAAGAAGTTCTCTATGGTGGTGCTGCTGGTGGCGGTAAGTCCTACGCAATGTTGGCAGACCCAGTACGCTACCTGAACAACGAACATGCTAAGATGCTCTTGGTACGTAAGTCTACGGAAGAACTTCGAGAACTTGTCTCAGTTTCCAAGGTGCTATACCCTAAGGCTATTCCCGGAATTAAGTTTCTGGAACGAGAGAAGACTTGGGTAGCCCCCTCAGGTGCAACACTCTGGATGAGTTACCTTGATGCAGACGATGACGTTACTCGTTACCAAGGTCAAGCATACAATTGGATTGGCTTCGACGAACTGACCCAGTGGGCTAGTCCCTTTGCTTGGAACTATATGCGTTCTCGTCTGCGTACTACCAAAGCAAGTGGCTTAAAGCTATACCAAAGAGCTACCACTAACCCCGGTGGTGCTGGACATAGCTGGGTGAAGAAAGCCTTCATTGACCCTGCAAAACCCAATAAGGCATTCTGGGCGATTGACCCTGACACAGGTGAAACACTAACGTGGCCTCATGGTCATGTCCGTGCTGGTGAGCCATTGTTCCAACGTAGGTTTATTCCTGCAACTCTTTATGATAACCCATACCTTGCTGAAGATGGGATGTATGAAGCTAACCTTATGTCCCTGCCTGAGTATCAGCGTAAGCAACTACTCGAAGGTAACTGGGATGTAGCAGAGGGTGCAGCCTTCGCAGAGTTCAACCGCAGACTGCACACCATTGAGCCATTTGATATCCCTAGTAACTGGCCCAGATTCCGTGCAGCAGACTATGGTTACAGTTCCTACAGTGGTATCTTGTGGTTTGCCATTGCACCTAGCGGACAGTTGGTAGTCTACAGAGAACTCTACGTGTCTAAGGTTCTTGCAGAAGACCTAGCTGACCAGATACTGGGACTAGAGTATGGAGAGAGGATACGCTATGGAGTGCTTGACTCTTCCCTCTGGCACAAGCGTGGTGATACTGGTCCAAGCATTGCAGAACGTATGATCCTCAAGGGATGCAGATGGCGTCCAGCAGATAGAAGCAAGGGGTCACGTATTGCTGGTAAGAACGAGATACACAGGCTGTTACAAGTTGATGACTACACTGGTGAACCCCGTATGGTATTCTTCAACACATGCAGAAACCTGATCTCTCAGCTACCCTCTATCCCACTCAGCAAGTCAAACTCTGAGGATGTCGATACGCACTCTGAGGACCACCTGTATGACGCTCTACGCTATGGTGTCCAGACTCGCCCAAGCACTGGTATGTTTGACTCTGACAACAACACAAACAATGGTCATCAAATTTCTGACCTACTCTTTGGTTACTGACCTATATAGGATATGAAGATGAAAGAAGATACACTCTCTACCGATAGCACAAAGATGCTGGCTGTTGAAGACACCTCTGGTGATACTCCTACAGATAAGGCTGCGGGTAATATCGTATCCTATGTCACGGAGCGTTTCAATAAGGCTGATACCGCACGACAGACAGAAGAGAATCGTTGGATCACTGCTTATCGAAATTACCGTGGCCTATACAGCCCAGAGGTGCAGTTTACCAACACTGAGAAGTCACGAGTATTCGTTAAGGTTACAAAGACTAAGGTTCTTGCTGCCTATGGTCAGATGTCAGAAGTACTCTTTGGTAATGGTAAGTTTCCTATTGTTATTGATCCAACTACTTTGCCTGAGGGTGTGGTTGAGTCAGTTCATATTGAAACCAATGATGATGTTAAGAAGGCTGAGAAGGCTGCTGGTATTGAGCCACTACTTCCCGGAGAAACTATGCAGGACTACCGTGAGCGTCTGGGTAGCCTGAAGAAAGACCTTGAACCGATTGAGGATATTCGTCCCGGTCCCGGAATGACCCCCACACAGATCACCTTTGAACCTGCTATGATTGCAGCTAAGAAGATGGAAAAGAAAATCCATGATCAGTTGGAGGAATCCTCTGCGAATAAGCATCTGCGTTCTACTGCACTAGAGTGCGCTTTGTTTGGCACAGGTATTATGAAGGGTCCGTTTGCTGTTGACAAGGAATACCCCAAGTGGGATGATCAGGGTACTTACTCCCCTATCATTAAGACTGTCCCAATGGTGTCTAATGTATCCGTGTGGAACTTCTACCCAGACCCAGATGCACACAGCATGGAAGAAGCTGAGTATGTCATTGAGCGTCACAAGATGTCCTACAGCGAAGTCCGCAAGCTGGCTACTCGTCCCTTCTTCCGTGACAATGAGATTAAGATTGCCCTTAAGAGTGGCCCTAACTACACTAAAGAGTGGTGGGAGCAGGCTATGGAAGACGACACACAGCAGATCAATACGGAACGCTTTGAAGTCCTAGAGTTCTGGGGCAACATTGAGAGAACCACGCTGGAAGCTCACGAGGTCGATATCCCAAGAGAGCTTAAGGGTAAAGAAAACATTGCGGTAAACATCTGGCTGTGCAACGGGCGTATCCTACGCTTGGTCCTCAACCCATTCACCCCAACACTAATCCCATTCTATGTAGTTCCATATGAAGTGAACCCATACTCCATGTGGGGCATCGGTATTGCTGAGAACATGGACGACACGCAGACCCTGATGAACGGCTTCATGCGTATGGCTGTGGATAATGCTGCACTCAGCGGTAACTTGCTGATTGAGATTGACGAGACTAACCTAGTTCCCGGACAAGACCTTGCAGTATACCCCGGAAAAGTCTTTCGTCGTCAGGGTGGAGCGCCCGGACAGGCTATCTTTGGCACGAAGTTCCCTAACGTGTCCAACGAGAATATGCAAATGTTTGACAAGGCTCGTGTCCTTGCAGATGAGTCTACTGGTTTCCCATCGTTTGCTTATGGTCAGACTGGTATCTCTGGTGTAGGTCGTACTGCTTCTGGTATCTCTATGCTTATGTCTGCTGCTAACGGTTCGATCCGTACTGTGGTCAAAAACATTGATGACTACCTTTTGGCTCCACTGGGCAAGGCTCTGTTCAGCTTCAATATGCAGTTTGACTTTGACCCAGAGATCAAGGGTGACCTAGAAGTTAAGGCTGCTGGTACTGAGTCCTTGATGGCTAATGAAGTACGTTCGCAGCGCCTGATGCAGTTCCTTGGTGTGGTTCAGAACCCAATCCTTGCACCCTTCGCTCGTCTGGACTACATTGTTCGTGAGATTGCTAAGTCTATGGAGCTTGACCCAGACAAGGTTGCAAACTCTATGCAACGTGCAGCTATTCAAGCTGAAATCCTCAAGACTTTCCAAGCAGCACAACCCCCACAACCTCAAGCCCCACAAGGGCCACAGGCTCCCGCAGGAGTACAGGCACAGGATACTACTGGCTCTGGTGGTGGTAACATTGGGACTGGCTCTGTGCCTGTTCCCGGAGAGCAGGGGTTTAGTGCCAACACTGGTGGAGGTATGCAATGAGTCTCAAGCTCCTTGTAAATGACCCAAAGCTGTGGCCTGAGTTTCTTACTGAACTTGACACAATGATGCAACTGTGTTATAAAACACTAGAGCAAGTTAAAGACCCTATTGAGGTCTACCGCGCTCAGGGTGAGCTACTAGCACTACGTAAACTCCAAAA